GGAGCGCCAGCGCCAGATTCGGAAGTTGGAAGCTCAACGTAACCGCTAATTTTTTTGAAGGATTATCATGGCAAACTCGATTCTTACCATTGACATGATCACCCGCAAAGCGCTCGAGATCCTCGAGAACAACCTGGTGATCACTCGTAACGTCAACCGTCAATACGACGATTCTTTCGCCGTTGAAGGCGCAAAAATTGGTTCCACTCTGCGTATCCGTTTACCGGATCGCGCGTTGGTAACCGACGGTGCCGCCCTGCAAGTTCAGGACGACAACGAACAGTTCACCACCCTGACCGTGGCTTCGCAGAAGCACATCGGCGTGAACTTTACCTCTGCCGAACTCACCATGCAGTTGGACGACTTCGCAGAGCGTGTTCTGAAGCCTCGTATTTCGCAGCTTGCGTCTTCCATCGACGCTGACGTTGCGAACTCGTACAAGAACGTGTTTAACTCGGTTGGCACACCTGGCACCACACCGTCGACTTCGCTCGTTCTGCTGCAAGCTCAGCAGAAGCTGAACGAAAACGCTGCTGTGATGGCACCACGCTATGCCACCGTCAACCCAGCCGCTAACGCTGGTCTGGTTGAAGGCATGAAAGGTCTGTTCAACCCGACCGACACCATCAGCCGCCAGTTTAAGAACGGCATGATGGGTATGGGCGTGCTGGGCTTCGACGAAGTCAACATGTCGCAGTCAATCAAGCAGCACACCAACGGCGACTGGGGCACCGGCATCACCGTGACCTCGACTGTCACCACCGAAGGTCAGTCGACTCTGCCGATCAGCTTTACCGGCTCGTCAAAGACTTGGAACGTGGGCGACGTGTTTACCATCGCTGGCGTGTTTGCCGTCAACCCGCAGACTCGTGAGTCCACCGGCTCGCTGCAGCAGTTCACCGTGACTGCCGCTGCTACCGGTTCTTCGACTGCGACCCTGTCCATCAGCCCCGCGCTGTACTCGGCTGGCCAAGCCTTGGCTACTGTTTCGGCACTGCCTGCAGCAAGTGCGGCCGTCACCATGCTGGGTAACGCAACTGGCCAGTACGCGCAAAACTTGGTCTACCACAAGGACGCGATCACTTTTGCTACCGCCGATCTGTTGATGCCTCAAGGCGTGGATATGGCTTCTCGCCAAGTCCACAACGGTATCTCGATGCGTATTGTTCGTCAGTACGACATCAACAACGACCGTCTGCCTTGCCGTATTGACGTTCTGTACGGCTACAGCACCATCCGTCCGCAAATGGCTTGCCGCATCTGGGGCTAAGCACTGGTGGGGGCTTTGGCCCCCATTGACGACTTTATTTGAAAGGAAATTATCATGGCACTTCCTAACGGCGCAGGCGGCTATCAGCTCGGCGATGGCAACCTTAACGAACCAGTTATGGGCTATTTGCCCGCTCCACTTACGGAGACTGGCACTTCTACTGTCACCCTTACCGCTGCCGAAGTAACCGGCGGCATTTTGATTGCTAACCCCGGTACGACTGGCACTACCTACACGATGCCTATCGTGGTAACGTCGGGCGCTACCACAGGCGTTAACGATCTGGTGTCTAGCGCTAAAGTTGGCAGTACGTTTAACTGGACTGTTATCAATATTGGTACAACTACCGGCGACATTACGATGGCCGCAGGTACTGGTACGGGTTGGACGATTGTTGGTTCTTTGACGATCAATAACGAAACTTCGGCTTCGTTTGTTGCGCGTAAAACCAGCGACACAACCTGGACTTTGTACCGTACTGCCTAATGCCTCGGGGGCTTCGGCCCCCGTTTTTTAAAGGATAGATCATGCCTAACACCAAAGCTGTGGGGGTTGCGTTTAGCGACCCTGAACTAACTTCTGGCACTACCATTACGGGCGCAACTATCGATAGCACCACGAAAGTGTTGTCTAACATTCCGAGCGGTCTGACTGCTTCGCAGCAGGGCGCAACGATTGCGACAACCGGTAACAGTGATGTTTTTATCATCGCGCCTGCTGCTGGCACGTTGACGTCCGCTGTTTTTTCGGGTGTAGACGCGCTAGCGGCCAGTAACACTGACTACATTACTTTTTCCATTACCAACCTTGGAACTAGCGGTTCCGGTACAGCGGCTATGCTTGCTGCAACTGACGCCAACACGACCAAGTCTACCGGCGGCACGGCGCTGACTGCTAACGCAGCTCGCACTCTGACGCTAAACGGCACGGCAGCTAACCTGGTAGTAGCCGCTGGTGATCGTCTGCGTATTCGCGCAGCCGCCACCGGTACGCTAGCTAACACGGTGACGTTTCCGGTCTACCGTTTGAACTTTAGTGTTGCTTAACTAAACGGGGCTTCGGCCCCGCCTACCCTATGCCTATTATCTACTTACAGCACCCGGTTCACGGCTTCAAAATTGCCACTATGGAAATGGAAGCTGAGTCTGATGAACAAAACGGTTGGCAGCGATACGACCCTGACACGCCCTCAGTGCCTGAGATAGAAGCGCCTGAAGTAGCGGCGCCTACCAATGAGCTAGAGGTTAAACGTCGTCGCGGTCGACCCCCTGTAGGCGCAGCATCTTAAAGGAGCAGGCATGGCCACTACTGCTGGCGATCAAATCAACAGAGCGTTGCGGTTGTTGGGTGTGTTGGCCGAAGGCGAAACGTCTTCAGCTTCGGTAATGCAAGATGGTTTGACCGCTTTAAATCAAATGATCGACTCATGGAACACGGAGCGTCTGGCCGTGTTTTGTACCGAAGACCAAGTGTTTTTGTGGCCGCCCAACGAGATCACGCGCACGTTAGGGCCAACCGGCGACTTTGTCGGTAATCGTCCGGTTTTGATTGACGACGCAACGTATTTTCGTGACCCGCAAACAAATGTCTCGTACGGCATCAAGCTAATCAACCAGCAGCAATACAACGGGATTGCGGTTAAGACGGTGACCAGCACCTACCCGCAGGTTATGTTTGTGAACAACACGTTCCCAGACATTACCATGACGATCTACCCCAAGCCAACGCGTGTTTTGGAGTGGCACTTTGTGTCGGTGCAGCAGCTGACCCAACCGGCTAATCTTGCTACGCAGTTACATTTCCCGCCGGGTTACCTGCGCGCGTTTGTGTACAACTTGGCTATGGAGTTTGCGCCAGAATTCGGCGTTGAGCCGTCGCCGCAAGTTGTTCGGATTGCAATGACGTCTAAACGCAACCTGAAACGGATCAACAATCCTGACGACATCATGTCGATGCCTTATTCGTTAGTTGCGACTCGTCAGCGGTTTAACATCTATGCTGGCAATTATTAAGCCGTGAAGACGCCCATTCTTGGATCAACTTACGTTGCCCGCAGCGTCAACGCTGCAGACGCGCGGATGGTCAATTTGTTTCCGGAGATCGTCCCGGAAGGCGGTAAAGAACCTGCTTTCCTAATGCGCGCGCCAGGCTTGCGGTTGCTAACAACAGTAGGGTTTGGGCCGATTCGTGGGCTGTGGTCGTACGGCGGCTACGGCTATGCAGTGTCGGGCAACAGCCTGTATAAAATCGACAGCAGCTACACTAGCACGCTAATAGGCACAATAGCTGGCACTGGCCCCGTGTCTATGGCTGACAACGGCACGCAGCTATTTGTTGCTGCTAACGGCCCCAGCTACATCTACAACGCTACCACTAACGCGTTTCAACAAATCACCGACCCCGACTTTCCGGGCGCGGTAACTGTTGGCTTTCTGGACGGTTATTTTGTTTTTAACGAGCCTAACAGCCAAAAGGTCTGGGTAACCAGTCTGCTTGACGGCTTGTCCGTTGACCCACTGGACTTTGCCAGCGCCGAGGGTTCGCCCGACGGTTTGGTGTCGCTGATCGTCGACCACCGTGAGGCTTGGTTGTTTGGCACTAACTCTGTCGAAGTTTGGTACGACGCGGGCAACGTGGCGTTCCCGCTGCAGCGTATTCAAGGCGCGTTTAACGAGATTGGTTGCGTCGCGCCCTATTCGGTCGCAAAGCTCGACAACAGCCTTTTCTGGCTGGGCGCTGATGCCCGTGGGCGGGGCATTGTGTACCGCGCTAACGGCTACACGGGCGTGCGTGTATCTACCCACGCCATCGAATGGCAAATTCAGCAATATGGCAACCTGTCTGATGCGATTGGCTACACCTACCAACAGGACGGTCACAGCTTCTACGTGCTAATTTTTCCTACCGCCAACACGACTTGGGTTTACGATGCGGCCACGCAAGCCTGGCATGAGCGCGCTGGTTGGTCGAATGGATCGTTTACGCGGCACCGCAGCAACTGCCAGATGGCGTTTAACAGCGAAGTTATTGTGGGCGATTTTGAAAACGGCAATATTTACGCGTTTGACTTAGACGACTACAGCGACAACGGGCAGATTCAGAAATGGCTGCGGTCATGGCGGGCGCTGCCCACCGGCCAGAACAATCTGAAACGTACCGCGCACCACAGCTTGCAGCTTGACGTGGAGTCGGGTGTGGGGCTAAACGTCGGCCAAGGCAGCGACCCCGAAGTCATGTTGCGCTGGTCGGACGATGGCGGTCACACTTGGTCTAACTACCACACCGCTAAGATTGGAAAGATCGGCGAGTATTACCGCCGGGTGTTCTGGCGTCGGTTGGGCATGACGTTGAAGCTGCGTGACCGGGTGTACGAGCTGTCGATGACCGACCCGGTTAAGACCGCGATCATGGGCGCTGAGCTATTGCTTAGCCCGACCAACGCCTAGCGCAGCCCATGACTAGCCCAATCAATGCCACCAACATTACGCCGCCCCGCGTACCGCTTATTGACGAGCGTACGGGGCTAATTTCGCGGGAATGGTACAGGTTCTTTCTTAACCTTTTCACGTTAACGGGCAGCGGCACTAACCAGACTTCGTTGGTCGATCTTCAGCTAGGGCCGCCACCAAACCAAGAGAGCTTTACGACTATCAATCTTGAGCTTGACGGAGTTAAAACACAACCGACTGAAGAGTCGGCGTCTGAACAGATTGCAGAGATGCAAAAGCAAGTCGACGCCTTGTTGTCAGCGCCTTTTCCCACACCTCAAGTTTTACAGTTGGTGTATGGGGCTTTTTACAGCACCGCCAATCAACCCGACGGCTCTAACACCACGGCGTACCCAATCGTTTACGACACTACGGCGTATAGCAAAAATGTTACTTTAGAAGATAGAACTGCCGTGTTTACGGCGTCTATTAACCCCGCTAGTACGACCATGACCGTAACGGCTGTTACGTCGGGGCCGATCTACCCAGGCATGGTGATTACTGGCACGGGCGTAACCGCTGGAACGTACATAGTTTCACAAACCACGGGTACAGACGGCAGCACGGGAAATTATGTTGTCAGCGCGTCTCAGAC